GTCGATTTAGTCGTTCCAAGCCTTAAAGGATGGTCCGTAAATTCGAGTGGTTATGTTAAAGTACTGCTAAGAGACATGAGTGATACTGCTACTCCTCTTACAATATATGCGGTGCAGGGCGCTAGGTACCCTGATATCGTTAGGCGGTTTATGGTATACGGCGGCACGCCTGCGGCTGGCGGAATTATAGCTTACTCCTAAGTAGTTTAAGGACCATATTTTATGGCGAACTACGTAATCCCAATGTACATAGATTACGCAGGTAAACTGCGTAAATCTAGAACGACGTCTGATTTCTATTCGGCTACTAATAGAATAGTACTCAAGCGTGGGGATACGACTAAACTTGGCATCTACTTCTTAGACCAAGCCACCAACCTTAGCTACCTTCTATCGCCTGGTACCATAGTACAGGCTGCGATGAAGCCTAAGGGTAAGTACGACTCATCGGTAGGCTACACCTGCTACGGTTCTACAAGTGTAAATCCATCTGGAGGAGACACTGCCTACTATGTAACGATCCCTCTTATCGGGGCTGCTTTAAATGCGTTACTTGGGGTTGATGGGGTTAGTGCTGATGATGCTGCTTACATAGACCTACTGTTTGAGATAAGCTGGAGCGAAGATACTGGGGTCACTTGGAACTCAACAACCGATGTAGTTGAGGTCAGGATCTATAACGACATAATAAGATCCGATACTGATACTCCAGACCTACCAGCGCCCCCGCCGGAAGGACTGGGGCTTTTTCCTGTCTATAAAGAGACAATAGCTTTTGAAGAAGGAGGAAGTGGTACGGTAATTTTAAATCTAAGAAGTCTTTTTGATGTTAAGCCAGGACAGGTAGGGCACTTTAAGATAAGCACTGTCTGCACACGCAGACTGGATATGGCTGGGGATAACCCTCCGCCGACGGCTACTTATGGTCTTCAAAATATAGATATCGCACAGGGTTACGCTTCTGTTGATTTAAGTTCAGTTGCAAATTATAATGGACTACCCGCCGTGTCTAACGTGTTCGACGAATACGATGGTGTTGATACCCTAGGAGAAGTATCAATAACACTGTCAGCTTCAGGAAATGCGGTAGCGGACGATGGTATTTACAAAAAAGCTAGCTTTGTTAGTGTTACATTTTCACATATAACTGAGTCGGACTATAGCCATATAGAACTTATAGGTTCAGTAATGGTAGAGGCCCTAGCTATCCACCAAGTTATTTAAAATGATAGGAATAGGCATAACTATAGTGATGGCGGAGGTTTCGGCCCCTGTAGCTAGCGTCTTATCTGAGGGTAACACGCTTCCGCCACCTCCGCCTGTCGATCCGACAGACAGGTACTACTTGGACGGAGGAGACGCCTTTACTACGGCCTATGAAAGGACGATTGATGGGGGCACTGCTACTACTACAGTATTCACAATAGACTATTCAGGAGGAACAGCTTAACTAACTTGACTTATGGCCGACCGTATTAGACTCCGCAGGGATACCGCTGCTAACTGGACTACCGCAAATCCTATCCTACTTCTTTCCGAAGCAGGGCATGAAACGGATACTGGTAAAATAAAACTCGGTGATGGTGTAAAGACTTGGACGCAGTTAAGCTACGCTGCTAAGTCAATCAACTGGCGTGGAGATTATCTGCCAGCCTCAGTTTACTATCCCTTAGATGCGGTATCTTATGAGGGGCAGTCTTACATATGTACGTTAGAAACTGTAGCTGGTACGTTACCTACCGTTACTGCCTCATGGGGAGTACTAGCCCAAAAGGGCGCTGCTGGGGCCAAAGGCGATACAGGCGATACGGGCCCTGCGGGTGCCGCTGGTACCAATGGCACGAACGGTACTAATGGTACTAATGGTGCTCCGATAGTATGGAGGGGGGCATATAACAACGACACGGCATATGTCGTATTGGATGCTGTAAGTTATAACGGTCAGTCATATATCTGTAAGGTCGCTACTAGTGGTAATCTGCCCACCATTACGGAAAAGTGGGATTTAATGGCTCAAAAGGGCGATACTGGTGCAAAAGGGGATACTGGAGACACTGGTCCTGCCGGAGCTAAGGGCGACACAGGTGCCTCTGGCGGCTCTACGACTTGGAAAGGAGCCTACTCAGACCAAACTGCTTATGTAGCCTTTGACGCCGTATCTCATTTGGGTAGTTCCTATGTTTGTATTTTGGCCAATACAGGGCAGCCTGTAACAAGCCAGACCCACTGGGCACTTTTGGCTCAGAAGGGCGACACTGGCACGGCTGGAGCCAAGGGCGACACGGGAGATACGGGCCCTGCGGGTGCTGCGGGGGCTAAAGGCGACAAGGGCGACACGGGCAGTACGGGCGATACGGGCCCTGCGGGTGCCACTGGTGCAAACGGCTCTTCGATTGTCTGGAAAGGTCTTTATAACGAAAATACCGCTTACGTTATTTCAGATGTTGTTGCGTATAACGGCTCCTCCTATCTCTGCACAGCGGCTTCAACTGGTAACCTGCCAACAGAAGGCGCTTACTGGGACTTGATAGCCGCTAAAGGCGATACGGGTTCCGTAACCGTCTCTGCGGGCACTACAGCCTCCAGGTTCGTAGCTACTGCAAACCAGTCCTCGTTCTCGCCAATCCTTGGGTACACCTCCACAAATGCGGCGGCGTATTTGGTAAGTGTGGGAGGGATAGACCAGGCTCCTGTGACGAACTACACTGTCACCGCTGCAAACTCTGGAACGCTGGTACTGGATCAAGGGGTAGCCGCTGGAACCGTTGTCGTAGTTCGTGCTATTAACGCTAGTGGCGACGGAGGAGCAGGGACTGGCGCAGACGGCGCTCCTATCGTCTGGGAGGGCGTATACTCTGGGTCTGCGACCTACACCAAACTGGATGCCGTTTCATATGAAGGAAGATCCTACATCTGTAAGAGCGCAACTCCTATAAGCCAAGTACTGCCAACAGTTACCGCTTCTTGGGATTTGATGGCAGATAAAGGTGCGGATGGAGCGGCGGGTACAAACGGAACGAACGGAACGAACGGGGCCACTGGCCCTATAGGCCCAACAGGACCTGCTGGAGCGCCCGCTGGTACCTTTATCGGAAACTGGAGTAGCGGCGGTAGCTATGTTGTAGAAGACGTTGTTAGGCACAACTTTGCTCTTTGGTGCAGGGTTGACACCCAGAACGGAAATCAAGAGCCAAGTCTTGCGAATTCAGACTGGGCTTTGTCGCTAAAAGACGCTTACGGTATATTTAGAGGGGATTGGAACGACTCTACCGTATACTACGCCGGAGAGTCAGTCGCTTACACAAACGCAGTATGGGTCGCGAATACCACACAAGACCCTGCTAGTGGGGCCAGTGCCCCTAGCGTAAGCAACACTAGTTGGGTAAGGTTGATAGAGGGGATTAACGGAACTAATGGGTCGGATGGGGCAGATGGTGAAAGTTTCATTTGGGTAGGCGCATATGACGGAAACACAACCTATTCGCTAGGTCAGATAGTTAGCGAAGGCGACTCGCTATATAGGCTAACCACAGGTCTTGGGACTGGAGGATACCAGCCATCGTCCTACCCACAGTACTGGACTAAGATACTTCAAGCTCCAGCAGGTGAAGATGGAGCAGATGGGGCCGTTGGCCCAAAAGGAGACAGTGCCGTTCTTGGCGTCTGGAGGGGCGAGTACAATCCTGGTATCTCATACGCACTAAATGATATCGTTAAGTATGTGCGTTCTACTTACATAAACATTAGCCCAAGCTCTGGAACTGCACCAGACCAAACTGCCTACTGGAACATGCTCGTAGAAGGCGGTACAAATGGCGCAGATGGCGCAGATGGGGCTGATGGGGCTGATGGGGCTGATGGGGCTGATGGGACTAATGGGTTAAATGGTGCCCCTGCTGGTGTTTGGCGTGGCGACTGGAACAACTCAATATCCTACGCTGCGGCAGAGACAGTTACGCATAATAATGCTGTTTGGTTGAGTAATGGTACCGTCAATGCTGGTGTTGAGCCTACTACAGGCAACTCAATGTATTGGACAAAGCTAGTAGAGGGAATCACTGGTGCTAACGGTACAAACGGTACAAACGGTGCGGACGGTGCGGACGGTGCGGACGCTGTTTGGAACTACACTGGTGCTTACGGGATTGGGACTGCATATGCTGTCGGAGATTTGGCCACTTATGAGGGCCAGCTTTGGTATAGGAAAGACGCACACGGTGGTACGGTGGGGGACACCCCTTCCGAGGGTGCTTACTGGGACTTGATAGCCGCTAAAGGCGCAGACGGCACTGGAACCGGCACGGCGGATACTGGAGACATCACGTTTAGCGGCACCTCGCTTAGCGGCCCTTCTTCCAACACGGTGCTTGGCGACATTGAGCTTCACCCAAACCCTGCGTATGACCAGTATGGTCAGTTTATAACTATACGCCCCACATCTCCAGCAGACGGAAATCATATTCACATCGATAGGGGAGTTGGCGCTACCATGTACCTTGGGAATGACGATCAGTACGTTAGTCTCAAGGGCGATGCCAGCAAAGAGATTGAGGTTGGGGTCCCTCAAGCTGAAACGTCATCTACATATTTGATGGATTATGAGATTCCAGCCGGAGGCTCTGTTTTACAAATAACCAAAGCAGACGCGCCTTGGGCTAAAGATCTGGTATTTGGGTCTACTGTTGTATTCAATAATGGGGGACAGCAGTTAACAAACACAGATGTAATCTCTGTTTCAGAGGCCCAAGACGACTTTTATGTAGGCTTTAACGGAACCATAGGTACAGGTGTGCCTATTGGGTCAGAAGCTGTGTTTACTTATAAGCCTAGAAAAAGGTGGACCTTTAAGAGCACTGGAGAAATAACCTTCCCTGATGGTACCGTTCAAACCACTGCTGGGGTTGGAGGCAGTATGACTCTGACTGGCGATGAGGTACAAAAAAACTTTACAGTACCAAATAACGTCAGGGTCATAACCGTGCAGCTAGTTGCAGGTGATGGTGGTACTGGGGGGACTGGCGGCGCAGGTGGAGACGGTGGAAGAGGCGCAGATGGGTCAACCGAAGGCGGGGCCCCTGGGTATCAAGCGCCTGATGGTGGAAGCGGCGGTACTGGCGGTGCAGGTGGGGATGGGGGCGTTGGAGGGGACGGTGGTTCAGTAACCTGTTCGCCTTTTAGTTTAACAGCGGCTGGAGGCGCTGGGGGTACTGGGGGCACAGGGGGATCAGGAGGGGCAGGGGGCGCAGGTGGGGCTGGACAGATATCCGGTAACGGAGAGGTCGCAACTCCAGCGGGTGCTGGGTCTGATGGGTCTGATGGTTCTGCTGGTTCTGCTGGCTCTGCTGGAGCTGAGGGGGCTACTAGCTCTCAGAGCTTTTTGGTCGTTCCTAACTCTACAATCCCGTTTGATTTTGTGCTTCCACAAAGTGGAGGAGCTGGAGTAACTGGGTCTGCGGGAGACGCAGGTAGTAGCGTTGGAGGCCCTACAGGGGATACGGGAGCTAGCGGGTCTGATGGCGGCGCTGGGTCTGTCGGTGCTTATGCGTCGGTTATTATCTCTTGGTAAAATTTTAATAGAATAAGGATATGCCTCTTAATAAACCTTCCTCCTCAATGCTTAATGCGGGGTCTAGTACCGCTCCGCAAAACCTTGGAGCTACCGCCTCGGCTGGGACAGGTCCAGACCTGTCCTTTGCAGATCACGTTCATGCTCGTCCTACCGCCTCAGAAGTCGGAGCTATCTCTTCTGGAGATAAAGGAGCCGCTAACGGCATTGCCTCTTTGGACGCAAATGCGCGTTTGAACGCCGTGCAAATGCCCGCTGTTTCTGGCGATGTCGTAATTGCGGCAGGGACAACTACCAGCACCGTAGAAAAGATCCGTAATATCACTGTCCCTGCCCCAACTGGAACTAATACGACTCTGCAATACACGGGAAGCCAGCTTTTGTGGGGAAGTGCTCCTGCGGGAGGAAGTGGCGGTGGAGGGATCGTAATGTTCTTCAATAATGGAACTAGCGGAGACGCCCCTCTTACAAACCTTCCAGCCCTTACTGGAGGTCAAACCTATAAAGAGTTTCGTAGGGTTGCTGATACAGTACAGACCAGTGTCACCTCGCCAACGCTTACTAGCTCCTACACCAACATTGCTGGGTTCATTACAGACCTTAATGATCCAGAAACAGTCGAGCTTACGGCTGGGTTATGGGACTTTAATGTGTGGGCTGTAAGTAGTAATGGAGGAACCTTAATCAGGACTTCTCTATATAAGTACGATGGTGGCACTACCTCCTATTCACTACTCACCACATCTGCGGCAGTGTCTGTCCCTACGATAGCTGGGCAGCTTGTGTTCTCCCTTACCATACCTCAGACCACAATTGCTATTACGGATCGTATTGTGATTGTTTTTGAGGCGCTGAACCCGAATAACAATCACACTGTAACTCTACAGTTTGGGGGGTCTACCCCTAGCCACGCACATACTACTCTGCCTTCGGTCGGAAAAACTGGTGTGGTGAAGGTAATCAATGGGGTGGTACAGGCAGACGCTTCTTCGATTACAGATTCGGATGTAGAGGATGGCGCTCTTTCCCAGAGTAAGATTAACGGACTGACAAATGCCTTATCCTCTAAAGTAGGTACTGGGGATACGATTGCGATAGCCAAGGGTGGGACTGGGGCAACAGAGAAGGCGGCTGCATTTAACGCCCTATCTCCGATCACAGCTACTGGGGATTTGATTATTGGAACAGGCCCTAACACTGCTGGCACGCTTCCAATCGGTACTAACGGAAAAGTACTTACATCAAACGGCACTACAGCCACTTGGGAGACACCTGCTGCGGGAGGAGGGGTCACTGCGATAGCCGATGGAGGAACAGGTGTTACAACTCAAGAAGAGGCTAGAGAGGTAATGGGGGGCATACAGATAGCTACGGTTCGCTATGGCACAAATATAGTTGCAGCATCAGCGGGAACTGTAACAGGCGCTTCTTGGACTACAGGCTCCGCTGTGTTGAATTATACAAGTTCGACTGTAACTTTAGTTCCAGGTATGTCTTTTAATGGAAGCGGTATATCCGCTTCTGTTATAAAAACAGTAAACTCTCCGACCCAAGTAACTCTGAGTGCAAACGCTACCAATAGTAATACAGGAACGCTTACTGTTTACAATTCGACAGTAAATACACTGGTTACATCTACTGCTCCGACAGTAGACGGTGTAACTCTTGAAGCTGGGCATATAGTCGTACTTGCAACGCAGAATACGAGTGCAACCGGAGGCCCTTGGCAGGTCGTTAGCAACTCAGGAAGTTCCTTATCGTTGGTTCGACCTTCTTGGTTCCAAGGAACTTTAAGCAATCCTGTACTTATAGGTATTCAAAGGGGAAGCGGTTCTGGAGGATTTATTGTAGCAGTAGGCCCGCTTGCAGGTGCTACTACTGCCACTACAACTATCGGAGTCGATTCGCTCGCAGTGGCGACATTGTATTCCAGAAGCACAAACGCCACCCTATCCGGTAACACCTTCGCTGGAGGTCAAACCTTTGCTGCTGGTACTGCTAGTGGGGTATACCCATTCGCATTTCAAAACGGGATACTAAACACAACTCCAGTAGCACATCGTGCGGAGTGGGATGGTAGCAACTTCTACCTAACCAACAGTTCTGCGGTTAGGAGAAAGGTGTCTTACGTAGAAGACGGGGTTTCGGTTGTAGCAACTGCTTTTACGGCTCCGGTTTCCCCAGCCACGACAGTAGCCCTGAACTTCGATTCGGACACTAATGATGTGGTGTACTACACCTCTAACACTATTGCAGACCTCACTCTTAATATAAGGGGTACGGCTACGGTTGCGCTGAACACTAGCCTCGGACTGAACCTGGCTCGTACAGTTGTCCTGATGGTTACTAATGGAACGACTGCGTATAAACTTACCACGGTAAGCGTAGACGGCACTAATCAGACTGTAAAGTGGCTTGGAGGGTCTGCACCGACTGGCAACGCAAGCTCTATCGACTCCTACTCCCTCACAGTAATTAAGACAGCCGCAAATACATACACAGTACTTGGTAGTGTTGTGAAATTTGCTTAATATGCCTAAGCTATCTTTATTATCGTCTATTTCTAGGGCTAACTTTGTTAGACGGATGGGCCCGTCGGACCCCTCTTATGGCTGGGCTTTAAGGTCTTCAGCCCCGACATCAAATAAATGGTTTTCTATTGCCATGTCTTCAAATGGCTTAGTACAAACCGCATTAGCGCACACTAGCAACATCTACACCTCTTCTGATGCAGGGGCTACTTGGACCGCTCGTACCTCTGCTCCTTCTACGGCTAACTATAATTGGAATTCTGTAGCAATGTCTGGAGATGGCTCTATACAGACTGCTGTAATTTACAGTGCTTCTATAAATAATGTTTCGTATATTTATAGGTCAACAAACTCTGGAGCTACCTGGGCTGCTAATGCCTCTCCTCCTCCTGGTTATTGGAGTTCTGTAGCCATGTCTTCTAATGGAGTTATACAGACTGCTTCACTAAACGGTGATAGGATTTACACCTCATCAAATTCTGGAGTAAGTTGGACAGCTAATTTATCTGCGCCTAGTGGCCCTGCTTGGCAGCACGTAGCCATGTCCTCAGACGGCACACGGCAGACGTTTGTAACAACTGGTGTGTCTGGTAAACTGTACACTTCTTCGGATTCTGGAGCAACTTGGTCCCTTAACGCATCCGCTCCCACTGGAGAATGGAGAGCAGTCGCAATGTCTTCAGACGGGACAAGACAAACTGCCGTAATCGGAGGCGCTGGTATATCAGGCGGTCCTATCTATGTCTCTTCTGACTCTGGAGTTAATTGGGTACAAAGCTCTGCTCCTTCTGGCAATTGGCAATCAGTAGCTATGTCTTCTGATGGAAGAGTACAGTTAGCAGTAAGGTACGGTACGGGCATAATATACTCCTCATCTGACTATGGAGTAAACTGGTCGGAATCTTCTGATGTCGCTAATTGGTACAGGGTAGCCGTCTCAGCAGATGGAACAAAGCAAACGGCTTTAATTTATAATGGAGGTATATACACACGTACTGTGTAAAAGAGTAACTTAGCACGTATACGTTATGCCTAACATAAACGGAACTGACATTAACTTAAAACCAACTTCAGGAATGAAGGAGGAAGCGCAACGCTACCGTGAGTGGAAAGGCCAAGGTAGGAGAGGAGGCACTCAAGTAGCGGCAACTCGGGCTTCTCAGATCCTTTCTGGTAATGAGATGAGCAGAGACACCGTAATCACAATGTCGGCGTGGTTTGCTCGTCACGAAGTCGATAAGCAAGGCCAAGGGTTTAGCCCAGGGGAAGATGGATACCCTTCTCCAGGCCGCGTGGCGTGGGCTGCTTGGGGAGGGGACCCTGGGCAGACCTGGGCCACCGCAAAAGCAAAAGCAATAAGAAGAGCTGAGGAGGCATAATATGAGCTGGGTAAGCAAAATCCTACCTACAATCGGAACTTTATTGGGAGGCCCCCTCGGAGGAATGGCGGCTGAAGCAGTGGGCAAGGTGTTGAACCTCGAAGATGCGACAACCGAAAAGATACAAAAGGCTCTTTCTAGCGGTAACCTTTCCGCAGAACAGATTGCGGCACTTCAAGCGGCAGATTTGAATCTGAAAACGCGAATGGCAGAGCTGGGGATCGATGCAGAAAAGCTCGCTGCCGCCGACCGAGACTCTGCTCGGCAAATGCAGATCAAAACTGGCTCGCATGTTCCGGCAGTTTTAGGGCTCACCATTACCGTTGGGTTCTTTGGTATCCTTGTCGCGTTAATGACCGGAGTGTTAAAGTTGTGGGATAACGCTGGGCTCCAGATGCTCCTAGGGTCTCTGGGGACGAGTTGGGGGATGGTAGTATCTTACTATTTTGGGGCCAGTCACGCTCCTCAACCTAACTCGCCAATTACCTTGGATAAAAAATCATAGTATATGGCCAACATAGTACATAGGTGGAAGCGAGGCATGGCCTGGAGCTGCTCACACGCTAAGTACTGTGACAAAGAGGCTTTCGAGGCTATGCTGAAATTTAAGCAGCATTGGAAGCCTCAATACGTAGCATGTCTAGGGGACTTCACAGACATGACTGCGTTTATGTTATCGAGCAGGGGCGTGTCTGCTGAGCATGAGCCTGTAGAGCCAGACATAGACACGGGGTTAATGCATTTGGCCCAGATGCAGCCGACCGATGTTCTTCTTGGTAATCACGAAGACCGTATCTACAAGATAAGAAACGACCCTGGCTCAAACGCTATCGTGGCTTATGCTGCGAATAAAGCGGTCGAGCATATAGAAGCGGCATGTAAAAAGATGAAGGCCAGAATACACCCCTACGATGGGGTGTTTCAGTTAGTAAAGGTCGAGCAGTCCGATATCGGTCTCTCTCACGGCACCATCTACAACGAAATGGCGGCTAGGGATATGGCCGAGATTTACTGCAACGGCTCTTCCGTCAGGAAGATCATATTCGGACATACGCACAAGGTTTCGATACAGTCCTCACGAACATTGGCTAGCTCAGTCGGATACAACATCGGCTGTATGACTAAGAGAAACGCTCTTGAATACGCAAAAACAAGGAGGTCAACGCTTGCGTGGACACAAGCGTTTTGCTGGTTCGAGTATTGCAATACTTTAGGTATCAGCTCTGTACATATAACGAGTAGATCTCCAGGAGAACAATGGAGGTTACCGATATGAAAAAGAATAGCACAGATACCGCTAACAAGTGGCTCAAAGCTATTAAAGACATGGCCGGAAGGAACGCCGATGTCGTACCAAGCGGATGGAGGACGATAGCCCAAATATCTAAAGACACTAATAAGTCCTACAGTAGAGTTCGAGAGTGTGTATCCAAGTTAGTCGAACTCAAGAAGGTTAAATGTCAAAAGTTTAGAGTGGCTACAGAGAGAAGGTCGCCTTATCCTACATGGCACTACTACTTAACGGATAAAGACCTATGAACCTAAAAGAGATCGGAATTGATGTATCACTAGCAGTTGCCGGTCTTTTTGGTGCCGTTTTAATGTCATCTAAGACGGCTGGTCAGAACTTACCAAGGACACTAGCGAGTCTGCTCGGTGGAGCAGCCAGTGCTAATTACGTAACTCCATTGATTTTGAAGTTAGCTAGGCTTGATTCTGAACCTCAATATAGCTATGCTGCGGCGTTCCTATTAGGCTTTTGTGGCCTAAGGGCCGTAGAGACTCTTACCACTAAGCTGTTTAGCAGCTATGATACATCAAGTAACACTAATAACACTGCTAAACGGACTCGCAAATAGCGTCTTAGTCGTATCGGCGCTACATTTGCTTATCCGCGTTTTTGGTCATCCAGATAGCGTTATCTGGAGAAAACCGTGGGCGGCTATATTGTGTAAGCTCGCTACGAGTATTACGGTATGCGGAGCAGTATCCAACGTACTCACCTTTTCGACTCCTCCTTTAACGGAACTGATACTTAATATAGGTGTCAGTCTTAATTTTATATGGCTCTCGTTCTACCATGAGTACGACCCTAAAAATACAACTGTTAAGCGTAAGGTAGGTGCTAGAGCAAAGAGTGCTGCTAACAGTCGCAAAAAAGTCTAGTTATGGATACATCATCTGATGCTATTGCACTAACACATGTGATTGACCTGGCTAGGGTTAATATGGTCAACATCGCAGCAATAGGATTGAGCCTTACAGGGGTAGAACAGTGGATAAGGCTATTAGGAATGATCGTGGCTTTAATATACACAACTGCAAAGACAGTGCAGTTGATTAAAGAGATGATGGATAAAAGTTCAGCACAGAAACAATCTAAAGAAACAAAACAATAAAAAACTATGTCAATCGACGCAGTTCAACCAATACATTCTCTTATACAAAGGTACACTGGGGTATCCGCACCTGCTAACATTGTGGTGCTAGCCCCTAGGTCCATTTCTAGCTTCGGACCTGAAGGCTCAATGGGGTCTGGAAACCCTGATACGAAAAACTCTCCGTATTCCGGTATCTACGATAAAAGCGGTAGGCTCCCTACCGTTCCTCCTCCAGGGACAACCTTTATGGCCAAAGCCTAATCTATGGATAACGGATTCGACAAAGCCATTAAGTTTATCATCGCCAGTGAGACCGTGTATAAGAAGGGCCACTACGGTGACCTTAATTATGCGATCTCTGAGAATGAGCCTGGGGACGATGGCGGGCTAACCAAGTTTGGGATCGATTTTAGATCGCATCCAGAGATCGATATCGAGCGGCTTAGTTATGAGCAGGCAGTTCAGATCTACCGCAAAGATTACTGGGAGAAGTCTAAGTCGGAAGACCTACCTTATCCACTAAGCCTAGTTCACGTAGACGGTGCGGTTAACACGGGTCTCGGGCAGCAGACGAAGTTCTTGCAAAGAGTTTGCGGCGTGGATGACGACGGTATCCTCGGCCCCAAAACCCTTAAAGCCGCTTTGGAGAAATGCGATGATGATGGGGTCAAGGAGGTCTGCATGGAGATCATCAAACGTAGGACTCAGTTCTACAAAGACTTGGCTCAGAGTAAGCCCGAGAAAGCTAGGTTCTTGAACGGCTGGCTCAACCGAATCGAAAAACTAAAGAAAGAGGTAGAGCTAGCGTAACTTGCCATGTTGTATAGGGTTAGTAGCCCTGTAAAAGACGCCCATCCTTAACGGGATGGGCGTTTCTTTTGCACTGAGTGCAAATACTTTCAATTTTTTTAAAAAAAGTATTGGCCGAGCTTGGGCTATGGGGTAGCCTGCAATCCCCATGAGGAACCACGACAAATACAAGCATGAGATCGCCATAAACTCCGCAGCCGGAGTAGGCGTACTGTTCACTAGGACGAGGGAGCCGTTCCGCTGCATCGAGGCTCTAAAAGAGGTGGCCCAGGCCGCAAAAATCCCATTCGGAATCTGGAATGTGCGAGACGGTTGGAAGAAGGCAGACACGGCAGACGCAGTGCCAAAGGCAGATGGGGTTACGGATGTTTACAAAGCCCTGAAGCGGATTAAGGACGTGGACGGTGATGGTTCCCAGAGTTGGGGCTCGGGAGTCTACGTGATGCACGCAGCCCACCACTGGCTCGCAAAGCACCCAGGTATGATTGAGTGCCTCAGGCATTACGTCAGAGAGTTCAGCGAGAATCGTTCTTTGCGGCTGGTGCTAGTATCTCCAGAAGGCGAGATGCTGCCTGAGGAACTCCAGCACGACATTCCTGTGGTCGATTACACTTTGCCGGACAAGGAAGAGATCATCGATATCTATCGCTACGTAATGGACTCCTGTGCAGTGGACGGAGAAGAGCCTCCAAATGTCCACAGTCAAAAACAGGTTAACACCATTGTGTCTTCGGCATCTGGTATGACCCAGATGGAAGTCGAGGTCGCCTTATCGAAGGCCATTGTCGAGAACAAGACCCAGAAGGGGATAGACTGGGAAGACGTGGACTTTAACTCATTCAACTCCACTATCCTCGAAGCAAAGACTGAGGTAGTTAAGCAATCGGAGGTGCTGGAGCTTATGTCGCCTGTTGCGATTAAAGAGGTTGGCGGCTTAGAGAATTATAAGGAGTGGATTCGTATGGTCGCTTCTTGCCTCACTCCAGAGGCAGAGCAGGCTGGAGTCGACAAGGCAAAAGGGGTTGTAGTCGTGGGCCCTCCTGGCACTGGCAAGACGCTTCTTGGAAAGACTACGGGCACAGTGCTCAACCGTCCTTTGGTTCGAGTCGACATCTCAAAGTGCTTTGCTGGTATCGTCGGTCAGTCTGAAGGTAAAGCCCGCTCCGCAATTCGTCAGCTCGAAGCAATGTCCCCAGTGGTCGCACTTATCGATGAGGTCGATAAGGCATTGGGCGGTGCCCATAAAGGAGGCGGGGACTCTGGCGTATCTCAGCGAGTGCTCGGGATCTTCCTTACCGCAATGCAAGAATCGAAGGCCGACATCTTTTGGATTCTCACCGCAAATCGGGTAAACAATCTACCCTCCGAGATGTTGCGTAAAGGTCGTATGGATGAGGTGTTTGCAGTGCTTCCTCCAAACCGCACCGAGCGTGAGGCGGTATTCAAGATTCACCTTAAAAAGAGGCTTGTTGATCCAGAATCTGTAGAAGATCTTGACGACGCAATCGACGCTTCGAAAGGATATGTTTCGGCAGAGATTGAGGCGGCAGTGAAGGAAGCTAAGAAGTTCTCTTTCCAGAAAGATGAGCCGATCACTGGAGCCCTGCTCTGTCGCCAGCTTCGGATGATGAAACCGATATCTGAAGCGTTTCCTGAAGATTTTGCGGAGATGGAACGATGGGCGAGTAACAACGCTCGGAATGCCTCTCTCGCAGATAACGAAAACCAACACACGGTAACCGCAATTAAGGCTCGTAGGAGGGCCATCAACTAACATGCCAATACTACAGACAACCATCGGAGACGTTAATCTCCGAAACTGCTCGGCAAAGATCAGTATCTTCCACTGCGATAAAGCAGGTGGGCTTGAAAGGTACATCTCCCAGGCCGCAAAAGCCCAGACACAAGTCACGCAACGCGGGATGGCGATATTCAGCCCCTCTGTTCAGGGGATGCTTAAAGAAGTCGGCGGGCGCTGCATCAACGCTACCTTCTCAATTGCGGAGGGGGAGATCCTCAAGGTGTTTGTAAAGATCAACCCAGGTTATGGGAGACTTGAGAAGAACGCTAACTTCTTCATTAAGGCCAGAGAGCACGCTGCCTATAGGGCGGTCAGCATTAACACCGTAGACGCGCCTAGCGTCATCTTCAGGACTGCTAGGCTGGAAGGATGCTTCGATATGCTTTCTCTTGAAGAGGCCCTTGCTGAGGGCATTCAAGTTAAGAGCGTGTTCAGAAGAGCCTACGATTCGAACCTTGTCGCCAGTGTTATCAGTAAGCACGAAGTTCTTCAGCCTGAACGGGCACCATCAATCAAGAAGCAAATCGTAGAGGTCGTAGATCCGATTTCTGGGGCTTCGACAAACGTAGTTAAAGTCAAACGTCGCAGAGCAATCTCCATCTAATATGTCACACACAACCTTAGTAAAAACTGTCCAGATCAAAAGCGAGTCGGCCTTGAAGGCTATGGCTACTGAATTGCGGAGGCTTGGCATCGATGTCGAACTCGTAGCCAACGCAGTTCCTCGCCTCTACTACAAAGACCAGATCGCACGCACGTTGGTGAGAGATAAGAAGCCAATGCGCTTTCACCAGAACGTCGAGGAGTGCGACTATGTGTTGAAAGTTAAGGACTCTTTTTACGACATCGGCTTCCTTAAAGACAATGAGGGCAACTACGTGCCACTGTTCGACGACTTCCCCTACGGGAGCCCGCACGACTCTCACCTTAACGCTGGCAAGAAGCCACTTAAAGAGGTGCTCGGAACAAGACCTCCATCAGACTGTACTATGGAGGACCTGCACAGCTACTCCATCGGTAAGGCGATGCAGATGTACTCTCTTGCGGCGGCTACAGAAGCCTGCACTGACTCTGGCTACTCCATTATCGGTAGTAGCTTCGACAACAACGGACAGATCGTACTTGAAGTAGAAATTCTATGAAAAAGCTGACCATCACAATCGACAAGTTGGGTAAGACAAAAGTAGAGGCCGACGGCTTTAACGGGCAAGGCTGCATGTCTGCCGCGAAGCCTATCCTCGATGCGCTAACCTCTTCGGACAGGAACCTGAGCGTCGAGGAGAAGCCAGAGATGCATGTGTGCCTGGACGAGTCTGAGTTTGAGAGCTTGGATGTATGAGACAGGTTATCGTTGTGACTCAGAACGGTGGATTGCACGGCCTAGAACACAAGGGCCGCTGTATTGACCTTAAGAAGTTTGGTAAGGCCCTTGTAGAGCGTATTACGCTTATAGAATGGGACTCTGACGTAGCCGGATGGTACATCAAATGGTGCAATCCTATGTTAGGCAGTCTCTGGAGCCTTAAAGAGCTTTCGGACGTTCAATCGCTACACACTGCAACACTTAAGATCCCAGTAGACAGAAGCGCACCCGTGTACTTTCACAGGTACGAGGATGCTGTGGATGCGGAAGTGGAAGTGATCCAACGACTCCAAAAAATAGGTGCCCTGTAAAAAGAGACCCTCGCCCCAAGGCTTACCAGCTCAATCGGGGCGAGGGTGGATCGTTATGAACAAACTACGGAATCAGCACCCGCACTCTATACCACAAATATCAAATGTCAACTAATAGCTACGATAGTCCAGGAAAGTCCGCGTATCCTTGTAATGGTGTTTACCTAACGCATAAATGGGATGGCCCTATAAACACTAAGGTCGATGAAGAGCTTTTAAGCCGTAAGTGTAAAAGATGCGGTCTTAAGTATGAGACGCTCTACACGTTCAGGAAGGAGCAGATTATAAAGAAGTATAGGGATGCCCAAACGAGCCAATAAGTACAGGGACTGGGAGTTCGCCAGGGCGGCACTAAGGCAGATACTCAGGGTCTGGGCGTTAGACTTTTCAGCACTTGAACTCCGAACCGCATTGTTTGTCTATGACAGGACCATCGGCTGGGGAAAGCAATGGGAGGTTATCACCTCGGAACAAGCATCGGTAGGCGTGTGGAACGACGAGGGGGAATGCTGGGCGGCTCCAATAACGAAAGACAAAGCCAGGGCAAGGGCTGCGTTGCAAGCCCTCGTAGATGGTGGATTTTTAACGAAAAGACAAAAAGGAAAGAGCTTCGAGTACGCTCTAAATCTTGAAATGAAAGTTCCAAAAAGGCTCAAAACTGCTCAAAATAACGCACAAGAAGGGGTGCGAAATCGCATTTTTGAGGGGGGCGATTTCGCATCTAAAAGGGGGGCGATTTCGCACCCCAAAGAGTACTTCGTAGAAATAAGAGAAGCAAAAGATAATATCAGCGTCGTCGCTTCGCTTGACGCGGACATTCCGGTTGCGGAAAGCGTGGAGCAGATAAACGCGATAACCAGGTCCGTTGTCGTTAGGGCTAGGAAGCGTCAGGATCAGCGCAAGAAACAAGGAAAGTTTGAACGCCGTGCAAACGGTGGAGCTGAGTCAGGGTTCGTGCCTTTCAAGTCTTCGCTAGCGATTATATGGACTGACCTTTATCGAGGCGTCTATCCGCAAGAGGCGGTTGTGTCACTTCCTGCGATTACGCTACGGATACTTTATCTCTACGCAAAGAACTGGACGCTTTTGCGGCAGCAGGGAGAGTTCGTAGACTACCTAACATGGATCTTCGAAAACTGGTCTATGCTGAGGTCTGGGCCTTTCAAGTGGATGCAGGACTTCCCGATTACTCCCGCACCCAGAATCCTCGTTAGCACAAAGCTGCGCCCTCTTATCGAGGAGGCGTACCAGCAAAAGGACTGGTGGTCCAGGTGGGCGAAAATGGACGAGTACGAGCGGAGAGTGCAGCACCTTACGGTAAATAAAGGACTGGATAGATCGAAGGCTGAAAGTATCGCGAAGCGGGAGACGGGATTTAGGGATGAGATTGAGGCGATCAAGCAGGAGCGCAGGAAACTCGAACTCGCCGCTTTGAGAGTGAAGCAGGCATACGAGCAAGAGAGGGCGGCACTCAGAAAACAGCAGCAGCGCAGCGGCGTTACCTCAGCGCCGAGTATACAGAACGTAGAAGGTGACTTTGGTAAATGGGACGAAAATGATAACTGAAAAAGAAAACAAAAAGGCAGCAGCGTTTTTTAGGTCCAGGCTTCCGTTGGATTATCACGATAACAAACGATCACTTGCCTCAGAGGGTGAACATGGTGAGCGTGTGATCGCATGGATATCTGCGGACGGGCTAAAGAAGATCAGTGAAAGAGGCATGGTGATCGAGGTAGTTGGTAAAAGCGCCAAGAGCCGCTACATCTTCTACCTTACCGCCAGGGCGCTAATCTTGAGGTCAGTCTCTGTTCAGTGTGGCTATCCTATTGATTTTCTTCCAGATAGGCTTACAGAGCAGCTTCGAGAAGACATCGCAGAACGAGGGTTACTCGCCTTGGATAAAATGGGCTGGGAGTCAAAATCGTTCTTAGATCCAGCGCAAACTTATGAGATCGAAGTGTTTATAGAAAGATGGCTGAACTCAGGTAGGTCTTTGCTGATGCGTGCGGAGTCCTCGATCTCTGTGAGCCCACAGTGGAGTGACGAATTTAAAAATTTTTTAAAAAGGAGATTGAGCACCAGCTTCGTAGTTGGCTAGCTTCGTGACCCCATATGTCCGCTGGTAAAAACTTTTTAAGAGTCATAATCGACTCCCGTGAGACTCAGTATTTCCGTAGAGCTACGGAGGACCTGTTCATAGAAGGCGAGGTAGAGGCTTACAGGGCCATCAGAGGCCACCTCGATGCGTATGGGGCGCTGCCTACCCTTCAAGAGTTGCTGGACGGTCAGCATGAGCTTCCAGAGCCACGTAGAGCTAGTAGTGCTCAGTACTACCTCGATCAGCTAAAGAAGCGGTATGCCTACTCGCAAGTAAACCAACGGCACCCACAGTTGGTGGAGGCAATGAGGCACCGTGATACCGACGGTGTGGTGAATGTGCTGGCTGAAATGCTACAGGAGGCAAGGAGGGCCACTGGAGGAGCCTCGTACTCGACGATAGCGGATCAGTTCGATGTTGTAGCAGTCGAGTATCAGGAGGCGAAACGGAACCCAGGTTTGCGCGGAATAACAACGGGCTGGGACACCCTCAACCTCGCAACCAATGGTCTGGTAGGGGGGGACCTAATTGTGATCGCTGGGAGGCCGTCTATGGGAAAGAGCTGGCTCATATCACACATGGCCTATTCTGCGGCAGAGGCAGACCTCAAAGTGGCCTTCTGTTCGATGGAGATGAGCCTCAAGCAAATCGCCCGCCGATGGCTGGGGATGAAGACGGGCATCAACCCAAACTTCATTAGGGCTGGGGAGATCGGGACCTACTCTGAGGAGAGGATGCTAGACACGATTAACGACCAAAGAAACAAGAAGCACATCCACCTCCTCGGAGGAGACATGGCGAAGTCGGTTAGCTCAGTCGAGGCTATGGTCCTGGAGTTCCAGCCTGACATCCTTTTTGTCGACGCTGCCTACCTACTGACTCCAAGCGGCAGAAAGCAGGGCTACGTTTCCAAGTGGGAGAGTATTGCGGAGGTGGTGCAGGAACTCAAAAAGCTCAGTATCCGGTACGACATACCTGTAGTGATTTCCGTACAGTTCAACCGAAATCAGAAAAGCAAATCCAAGAACCCTCTCGACCTAAGTGACATTGCGGGTACGGACTCCATCCCACAGGATGCATCGATTGTCATGGGTGTTCGTAGCGGCCCAAGCCCAAACGAAACAAATCAGCGAATCATCGAGGTGATGAAGAACCGAGAAGGGGAGACGCCAAAGTTCGCAACGGCGTTTAGCTTTAGCCCAGTCAGAATGCATGAGGTTCCTCTTATCGAGGAAGGCGAAGAAGGTTTGGCAATGGATGACGATTACAGTTCTTACGTATTATGAAGCGATATAACACGACAAACATTAATGTTCTTAAAGGCTCATCGCCAAAGGTACTGGTTATTACGGATGCGCTTTCTGGTGCTGCGTATGAGCGAGGCGATGTAATGACAAAGCCAGCTCATACCTTATTTATTAAGGAGGCAGAGAAGAATGGTTTCTCCGAAGAAGATTTTATCTTCATCACGCCATGCCCGCCTATTCCTAGCGAGTTCGAGGGATCAGAGTCGAAAATTGGCAAGTTCATTGCACAATATCACGATGAGTTTTTAACAATCGTAGAGAAAGAAAAGGCCGGATGTCGTGCGGTGATCACTCTTGGAAAATGCGGCGGTCGGCAGCTAGCTGGCAAGGCCACGCAGATTACTAAGGCCAGGGGGACTTTCTGCACTAACAATGCAACAGGTACGCTGCCCGTGCTTCCTTTGCTTGGGCCATTTCATGTGCTTAGAAGGCCGGAGATGCGGGATGTATACGACGCTGACTTTCGACAGCTAAAAGGGCTAATGGAAGCGGACTGGGATCTTGAGGAATACCTCAACGGCTGCGGGACCGATAGGTATCAGTGGACTAAGGATATCTCTCATCTTTTAGAGAATCCTCCTAGCTGCGTAGCCGTCGACTGCGAGACGGTTGGGCTAGACTGGCATTCTGAAGGCTTCAGGATTTTGAACGTATCGATTACTCCAAAGAAGGGAGTTTCTTACGTAATCCCATTAGACGTTGAGTACGCAACTAACTCTTCATTACATGGAAACCAAACTCCTGAATGGATGAAGGAATTATCTGAAGATGATGTTTCTAAATCGATAACTCAGATCAGGCAGTTTCTATCAAATCCTAAAGTCGCAGTAGTTGGACATAACCTAAAGTTTGATGTTCACGTTCTAGATACAATAAACGTCAAGGTCGTTAATTGGTATTTGGATACAATGCAGTTAGCCTTTTGTATTGATGAGAACATGCAGTCTAAATCTCTGGATGACTGCGTTAGAAGGTGGCTGGCTACACACGCCGGATACGCCGACGAGTTCAATCGCAAGACCGATAAGAGCCGAATGGATCTCGTCCAGCACGACGAGATGCTGGCTTATGCGGGCGGAGATACGGATGTAACCTATAGGTTAACAGAAGTCATGCTTCCGATAGCCAAGCAGGACGAGCGCAACTACAGCACCTTCATGCGTATTCAGATGCCGTCACTAAGGACTTTTGTGGCGATGGAGAAGGACGGAGTTAAAATCGACATTGAGGCCCTACAGGAACTCAGCACCGCTCTAGAGGCCAGGGAAAAGGACCTGTATCAGGAACTTATAAGTGAAGTCCCCCCAGAAGTCCTTCGAGAGTTCGAAGGCAACTGGAACTTTGGTTCACAGAAGTTCCTAGTGTCCTGCTTATTCGGACCAAATGGAATTCGCGACCCAGATACTGGAAAGCGGTTGAAACCGATAAAGTACACATCCTCAACGGAGAAGCTCAGTCAGGAAGAGCGGGTACCGTCGACCAGTGCTAAGGACCATCTGCCGTTCTTTGAACACGTACCATTTGTCAGAAAGTTGATACAGTATTCTAAACTGCAAAAGGTTAGGTCGACGTATGTCGGCACAGATTCACAAGCACTTTCGAGAAAGGTGGCGACTCTAAAAAACGGCAAGTATCCAAAGGCAGTCACAGAGGTGCT